TCAGGAAGAATCTTCCCTTCTGCTTCTTGTCTCCATCGCCACTGTCCATCCTTGAGCTTAGCCCAAGTGTAAACAGCAACTTCATTTTCACCAACTGTAACATCAACACTAGGAGCACTAGTATTATCAGCTACATCATTTACATTCCTGGCTTGTTCTGTTTGGAATTCAGCAGGTAAGAATTGACGATCAATTGATTCAACAGTAACGACCTCGGTGGGATTACCCTCTCCATCACGGACGACCACATATCGGTCAAGAGGATAAAGTTTAACACCACTTGAACCCATGTATACCAGAGCATTTCCGGTTACAATTAGGTGCTTCATTGCCTGGTGTAGGATAACACGATCCTGTGATTCAGCAATGTTTTGCATGACCACTCGTTCCATTTTGGAAAGCGATAGGTCAATCTCTGATTTAACAGCAGCACTTAAACTGGGGTCCAAGCTAAGCTTACCATCATTAACCTGAAGCTTGAAGAAAGTTGCGTTCACGGGGAACAAACTTAACATCAGCTTAGATGCCATGACGTTAACGCCTTTAGCGCCCATGGACTGCCAAGGAGTGGGTAGCTTCTGTCCATTAACAACACCCGTAGGTGTCAATAGATAAGGAACAGAAAGCGCTGCACAATCCCTAGCAGTATCGAGAAAGATCGTTCTGTCGCTTGCCAACTTAGAGTAACGACTCGCGGCAGATTGATTTTCCATGTTTGTTATTTACCAATACTTAGGTTAGTCATTGAAGGAGTAGCACCACCCGTGCTAAGGGGAATGGTCAAGCTAGAAGTACCCTTACCTGCTTGTTGAAGGGATTCACGCTTTGACCTAGTAGTCTTTACCGTAGTAGGTTCAGTACTAGTAATTACTGGAGCAGGAGCCGGGGGTGGTGGTTCCGGCATCTTAGGCATCTTTGGAGAAAGGCACATGATACTAAGTTAGTTTAGATTTGAGGTAACGGATAACCGCAATAGCACCAGCCATACGGCCAGCTTCCCATGCTGTCATTTCATGATCAGGATAATCATCTGGATACATTCGATCCAACTCTTCAGTTAGAACAGCTAGATCAATGCGTCCACCAACAACACTGGTGAGGGGAATAGTTTCAGCGTCGAAGTAAGCGTCAGCCATATTGGGGAAGGTCATTGTTTGCTGCCTCAAAGAAGGCAGGCATTCGGGCACGTTTGGTGTCGGATAAGCCAGGAGCCTTTCCTTTTTCATAAAGGGAATCTGATTGAGCCAACCAGAAATCTTTATCAAGATACTTGCTTTCAGATTTACCAAGCCCATCTACTACCCATCCCACAGTCGCTCTGCGTAGTCGATTGAGGCTTGATGTGGACTTAAGGCCCAACTCAGAGCAGACCATCGAGTGGATAGCAACGTGCGTTTGTTCATCTCTGGAGATGTCGGCTGCTGTGGTTCTGATTCCAATGTCTCCATTGAATCGGAAGAAGGGAAGGATGACAAAGAAGACACTGCGTTCTAGGATAGCGGCTTTTAGTAATGGATGTTCAGGAGCATCCAGCCACGCCTTAAGAATGTGCTTTGCTTCTGATTCAAACTTCTGATCTGAACCATGAGCAGCTACTACATAGTTAAGAGCTTGGTCATGGCGTTCCTCATCTAGTTGATTTGAAAGTAGAGCTTCCCTAACACCAGGAGTATTAGGTAGTTCTTTTTCAAGTCCCTGTTGTAGGAATTCACGGACGGGTAGTTCTAGGTGACGGAGACCAAGAGCCCGAAAGAGGGCATCCTCAGCACCATCAACTAGTTTCCCACGTTGAACAGCAACAGGCGTCCACTTACGCTTTCTGGAGATTACTTGATCATAAGGTGATGTATGTTTAGTCATTCTCCACAAGGAATACAGGGTTCGTTTTTAAACTCAGTCTCTTCCTCAAAGGAAAAAAGATCTCTAAAGTCATCATCAAGAGCAGCCATCGCATCATCCTTTGCTTGCGTGTCTGGTAATACCTGGAGGGCATAGTAAAGGGATGTCTGAGATGATGCCATCCAATCCCTTAGGAACTCGCGGTTGTAAGTAACTACATCAGACCAAGAGTTATAGGAGTACCCGTGGAATAGCATCGTTGCACGGAACAACGTTACAATACCATTGGCAACTCGTTTGTAATCATCCCAACCTACTTCCGATGCGATCTCGCAATCAGGCGGGTACGCATACGATTGTACCCCAAACGTCCCAGAATCGCGGTCAACGTGGCGGCTAATAGGAGGAGCCAACTCAGGAGTGGTAGTGTACCCCCGAAGATCAACGTTATTGTAACTACAAGAAGCGGTAGGAGCAATAGCAAAGGCTCGCTGCATCTGCGCATGACGAGCGATCTGCGCCGCAATCTCGATGGACTTGGCCAACTCCGAGACAAGGAGATATGCGGGTGTGTATACTGGTTGGTGTGAGATGTAAGCATCGAGAGCTTCGCCAAATTGTTTGTAAGTTACCCCATTGTGACATAGGAAGTTAGCCAATCCAAGAACACCTAGTCCAACCTGACGGTCTACTTCCGGTGGAAGGTACTCACCTGTATCTCCAACACCTGTATTGGCGTGAAGATTAATCAGGGAAGTCATTCCTTCTATAAAAGCTGGAACGAGATCTTCACGCTGACAAGCACCCAGATTGATGTGCTGAAGAAGACAAGTGCCACGGCTAGGTAAATAAACCTCAAGGCAGACATTCCCATAAATACGATTACCTACTGAGTCATAGCGGATCTTATTGAGCCATATATCACCCCTTTTAATTCCTTCAAGGGTTGCTTCTAGTAGTTCAGGAAACGCACCGGAAAGGAAGGCACCATCAACGTTGAGGCACCGCTTAACCCAAGACAACTCAGAGCGTGATGCGTTGATGAATTCAAGGGCATCTGGATGAGTATAATCAAGGTGGCACACAACAGCACCATTTTTATAAATGCCACCCCTACGGAGCGTTTCATTTAGTGTTGAGTAGATGCGAGCAAAGGATACCGGGCCAGAGGCTGTAAGGCCCCTGCCATTCTCATGACCACGTTCCCGCAGCTTACTGAGGTGGACAGCCACTCCAGCCCCATTGCGGAGGGCGTGAGAGACAAAGCGCCAAGACGCTTCAATCCCATTGGGACCTTCCATTTCATCTTCAACAACGAAGACGGTACAAGACACAGGCAGGCGTGATTCTGGATCATCAATCCAGCTTTGAACCCGGCCAGTGCGGGCAATTCGAGAGGCGGTCATAGAAGGTCAGTCAGGAATGGTGGTTGGTAGTTAGGCCCCTTGAGTATCTTACCATCTTCGCGGCGGAGGGGCTTACCATCCACGAATTTACTCATATTGCTTTCAAAGAGTCGTGCCATTGCGGTGTCCAGATTCCAGCCACGAGCCAAGGCATACTGGTAGCAGACAAAGACAAGATCTGCTAGTTCCTTTAGGGTATGCTCAGCATCATCGCTGTGATCTTCGGCGCAATGTGCTTCAATAAACTCATGAAACTCCTCACGAATAAGGCGCATCTGCATTTCTTGAACGCCTTCATCTGTTGGATCTAGTGACTGTTCAGCCGCGATCCGAAAGACAAAGGCTTGCTCAATTAGGTGCGTTGGAGTAGCGGTCATTGGTTAGGGTGTCGATTTTTTTGTTGAGGTATACTTGAGCCTTGAGGAGGTCGTCAAGCGTAGACTCCTTATCCTTTCGGCCAGCACGGCAGAGATACTTAACGACGTTACCAGCCAGAAAATCGAGCTGCTGATCCACAATAAAATCCCAAACCTGGATGCGTCCATGTTGATAGTGCTTAGGGTTGGTCTTTGAATAGGTCACTATACTTTCGTTGGATTGATCGGAGTTGTTGTTCTCGTAGAAATCGTCCCACTGGTCCCGGTCGTAAACATTGTTTGTCATACCAGAATCGCAATTCAAATAGTCTGCGATAGATTTGTAATCTGATGTTGATAAATGATTCACCTAGTCGCAACCATAAGTAATAGGGAAGGTTAGGTTCAAGGATGTAAACAATAGCCAACACTAGGCCAAGGTCTACTCCAATGAGGGTGGCGTCCATAGGATAGGTTCCTTGGTTGTAGAGTTGTACTCACCAGGACGTAGGATTCGTGCTAGGCGAGCATTGCGTAGGGCGTCTTCTTCGGTCTGCCCTGCTTTGACGTATGCGGCAACAATATCCTGCCAAGGGTTGTCACCGGCAGCGTCAAGGATCTTCTTACTGGATACTGCTCCGATACCCGGCACTCCTTTATATCCGTCAACTGGGTCACCAGTAAGGCATTGGGTCCAGAACCAGTAGTCAGCTTCCTCTGGGGTAACATTGAACTCATCTTCCCCGTTGTACAATCGGCAGGAAATCTGCTTCATGTCTTTGTCGGGACTAACTAACACAAAGTCACGAGGGTCTAGGTGACATTCAATACCAAGCGCATCGTCAGCTTCTACATTCTTGTAGCGCACAACTTTGTAATGCTTGGTACACCACTCCAATAGCCTACGATAACCAACGGGCTTACGTTTGGTACGCTTCCCTTTATAATCAGGACATACGGTTTTACGAAAGTTGTTGGTGTCAGAGAAGTAAAGAGTGACATTGGTTGTGTCAAACTTACTACGAAGCTTACTCATCTCTCCTTCGAAGATGTCTAGTACGACACGGAAGTTAGAGGCGATGGTAATCAGATCATCACCCCAATCAAGTTCGGTTTCGGCTGATTGACACGCACGATAGGCGTAGAAGTCCGCATCAACCCTCAATTGGAGATCAGTGACAGTCAGCCCAGGAGCTACCATCTTTTGCTTCAGAGGCAAGGGGGACTTTGAGGTCGTAGTATTCACCGGCTTGGACAATCGCCCATTCGAGTTGGAACTTGGCATCAGAAATAAGGTGTGGTTTAACAGCTAATTGAATTTCATCGTGAATCCAACCAAGCCATTGATAGTCAATGTCCCACTGGTATCCAAGATCATTAAGTTGTTGATAAGTGATGACGTTCCATCGCTTACAAACAATGGCTCCAGCACTCTGGAGTAGGTAGTTGAGGGCAGCGTGTTTCTTGCCTTGGAGACGGATAGGACGCCCATCAAGGCCCTTGAGTACATCACCCTCTGCTCGCTTAGCAACAGCCGTCAGAAGACCCTCCAAACCCGGTATAGCCTCAAGAAACTTCTTACGGATGTCTTTACCCAAGGTGACTGCTTTCCGATCATCCAATGATTTATCAAGCGATAAACCTATCTTCTTATCAGAAGCCCCGTAAATGAAGGCATACGTC